TGTGTTATACTTAATGATATAGTCGTTGATTTGTGTGAAGAGTGTTTTGTCTGCACCGTCATGAAAATATTCACTCTTCAGAAATGGTAATGTTTTGCGTGTAAAGTCTTCGTCTAGTAGTAAGTGCTTAAGAATCTTGTTTTCGATTCGCATTCTCGTGTTCTCTTTTTTCAAGGTTATCCATAAGAATAGATAATACTACATCGCCCATCATCTTGTCAAACGCAGCTTTATCTTGCTCGTTCAAAGTCGTTTCATAGTCGCCGACGGTGTTGTATTCAAAATGAAGCATAGCTTCATCGTTGACTTCTTCAACTCTTATGGCACCAAAATAGAATTTAACACCATCATGAATACCGCCAATCAATTCCATAATTGCAGTGTTTGCAACATTATGATCATAGTCGGTTATTTTAAAGTCTTCATTCAGTTTCATTATCTAACTCCTCATTAGGCGTTTCATTAAGTTGACCATACATAAACTCTTTCTTGCATACTTCATCAATCATATCCAGGAGTTCTTTGGTCCAATACTTTTCTGGATTGTCATTGATTGCTTTACCGAATACTTTTGATCCGTCTGGTAATTCGTATCGTGTTGATACTTTTTTGATGATGTTATATTTTTCTGCAATGTCGAGGAGACCATAGTGTCGATCCAGCCCTTTGTCATAGGTGATTTTGACTTCCACATCTTTATTTTCCTTAGTCAATCGGCTCTTATACAATCTTGCTTTTACAATGTTACCAATCACTTCAGTGCCGTCTTTTTCTTTCTTCTTTGAAAGATAGACAATCGTTGATGCTGTATACTTCAAACCTGAACCACCACTCATCTCTTTTGTCGGCACATAAGCACCAACAACATCATACACATGATTCGTTACAATGAGTGGTACGTTGATCTTTGCAAGTTTCAAATTGAGGACACGGAACGTTGCTTTGATCAACTGAGATTTTGTCATGTCTCGTGTTTCTTTACCCTCTGAACTATCTTCCATTTCTTTCGTTGAAGATAATTGACCTTGAGAGTCAAGCACCATCATCATAGGCTTTCGCTTATCTTTTGATTGTGCAGAATACTTTTCTATAATTTGTAACGCTGTATGCCTAAACTTTTGAATTGTATCAGGCTCAGATATCACTACACGTTTTGTATCAATGCCTCTTGATTCCATCATGTGCTTAGTGACTGCTGCTTCGGTGTCAAAGTAAATCACACCGCCTTCTGAATGATCATCTAAAAATCGCTTGACAACGCCCAAGACAAAAAAAGTTTTACCAGTAGCAGATTCACCAGCAAATGCTGTTACTTTGTTGTTAGGTACGCCGCCGTATATACTGCCGCTGAGAAGAGCATTGAGGGCATAAGACCCGGTGTCGATGCAACCTGTATACTCAGCAGAAGCACCTCCATCAGCAAGAATTTTAGTGTCTTCATCTTTCAATTGCTCCACTAATGATGTGAAAAAATTGCTCATATATTAATCTCCAAATTTATATTCATAACATATCTTATTTACGAGAAAAAATTCTCTAAAGATGTGACCGGCTCTGTGGTCCAGTTGATGGTTGAAATGATGTTACGCAACGGTTCAACAAATGTCTTTTCAAATTGTGTATCGTAGTCAATATACTGTTCAATGCCAAACTCTTTAGGTAAGACTGTTGCAATAGATATCACATTTTCTTGGAATGAGTTCGGCGTCTTCATGTAACAGAATTTAATCTTTTCACCTTCTTTGATTGTCTGATACTTCTTTGTCAGTTTGTGCTTTTCTAACAAATGATTATAGACAAGCGCACCACGAACATGAATCGGTGTGCCTTTTGCATAAAGATCCTTTGCGTCACGATATTTAGTTAGACCAGAAACACCTCTAGGAAATGCGACATCTTCAAATGACAGTGAATGAAACTCTGTTCTAAAATTTGCAATGTAGTCTTGCAATTCAGATTCATCACCTTTCATTACAATCTTTAGAGCGTCTTTAATTTTATCACGGCATACAGCAGGCGTTGAAGATTTGACTGCTTCAATGCCCATGATCTTCATCTTCGGTTCAGCAAAGCGAACACCTTCAGAATCATAAACGTTTAGAATGTAATGCTTCTTACCAGTCCAGATACCTTTGTCTGCAATGACTTCACGTTTCATTTGCATTTTCTGATCAAATGCATTCATGTAGTTTGCAAGTTCTTGGTATGACTTATCAATGAATGGTTCAAATTTTGTTTCACATGCTTTATTGATAAGATTGACAATTTCAGCAGCAGGCTTATCTGACCAAAACTTAGATACAAGAGGACCTAAGTTCAAGTAAATGGAATCTGTATCAGATGCTATCACATAATCTTGGTTATCAGTCTTCATCAGTTTGTTCATAAACTCATTGAGTTTGTTTTCAATCCAACGAATAGATAACTGACCAGAGAGTGTGATACCTTCTGCTTGCCGAATGTCAAAGAATCGGAAGTATTGATTGCCGAGAGCACCATAAGCGGAGTTCAATTGCACTTTTTTTGCTAACTGAAGATTCTTATATTTTGAAATCTGCTTTTCGCATTCAAATTTTTCATCAGCGTTCTTAGCAACTTCTTTTTTCTTTTGCCATTCAATCATCAATCGCTTATACTTAGACCGATCATCATACATGGTTTGCATCATCTCAGGCAGAAAGCCTTGTTTGTCTCTTCTAAACAAATGACCGTTTGCTGCCATGCAATGTTCACCGTGATAAGTTTTATTATGCTCTAATAAAGCATCAATGGTAACAGAATGATGTTCACCTTCTATAATTGTATCCGGTGAAATATTGTATTGCATGATCAAATGTGGATATAGACTATTCAAATCAAACGATACAACCCAATCGTACATACCAATCTTTGGTTCTTTTACATAAGCACCTGCATACTGAGCATCTTTATTAGTGTTAGTCTTTTGTGGTACAACAATCTTTTTGTCCATCAAGTGATTATGAATCAACGTATCCCACATTCGCACTTGAGTAAACACATCGGTGATATTGACTTTTGCATCATATGCGAGCGCAAGAACCATGTCAATCAACTTCATCTTATCTTCAAGGCGATCAACAAGTTCAACGTCTTTAATATTATACTCAATAAATTTTTGATGGTTTAGTTTGTATAATTGATGAAGACTTTCATACTCCGAATAATCAAGTTTCTTTTCATTGAGTTCTACACTTGCGATATGATCTAACCGATATGATTCTTGTTGCGAGTATGTAAACTTTCGGTACATCTCTAAGTAATCAAGTGTAGCGATACCAGTCAATTCAAAGACTGTTTGTGTTTTACCATTGATTGTTGTAGTTCTTTCACCGATGAGTCTCCATGGCGAAAGACGTTTAGCAGTCGTTTCACCAAACAATCTAAAGATTCTATTGTACAAGTATGGTATATCAAAGAATTGGATATTCCAACCAGTAATGATATCTGGTGCAGTTGACTCCCATTCTTCAAGAAACCGAAGAATCAATGATGCTTCATCTTTACATTTTTGATACCATACATCATCACGATCATTATCGAAATCGCCTAAGCCGAACACTTGAATCTTACCATCACATTTGAATGTGATAGCAGTGACAGGTTCAACAGCATCAGCAGGCTCAGGAAATCCATTTTCTGATCCAACTTCAATATCAATATTTGCAATTTTAATTAATGATGGATCATAATCAATTTCACCAGGATATGCTTCGTTGATATAAGCATAATGGTAATTAGTCGTACCGTAAACTCTAAAGTTCTTTACTTCTTCATACTTCTTAATAAACTCAGCAGCATCACGCATTGTACCTTGTTCCACAGGAGAAACAAAGTATCCTTCAATAGTCCGATAATCAGTTCTTGTCCGTGATGGTATATAGAGCGTAGGGCTGTATTCAATTTTATCTTTGAATTTAACCTTATCTTCATAACCACGAACAAGAATCTGATTACCGTGTCTTGCAAAATTGGTATAAAATTTTGTCATGTAATAAGTTTACCTTGTGCAACTACAATTCCAGAACCGTATATCTCATTATACTTGTTTTGAATCTCAATTGCAACACTCACATCAAACATTACATGATGTCGATTAATTTTAACCACCTTTTGATCAGAAAACAACAACATGGGCTGCATGTTCAATGCGGGCTTACCAGTTGGTGTCATAGCAAGCCCAAGACTACATGGATTTTCTATTGTATAATGGTTTGCATCTTCGTTTTTAATTTCGCCTACAACTTCTTCACCCGTTAAGAGTCTGAGGATTCGTAGTGTCATGATGATTCCTTTCTTTCAAATAAATTTCATCTTTAAGTCTGAGTTTTTTCTTTTTGAGTTCACTGATTGCTTCATAGTATTTTTGAGGATCCATTTCAAGAACGGAAATTGCTTTGTCTAGTTGGCGATGTTCGCCACGGAGATGTTCAAGGTATTCGTCATATTCATGCTTTGTCATGGCTGTCTCCTATGTGATTGATGACAACACTATGTATAAGGGGGCTTGAGGCCCCCTTGAAAATCACTTTATCATTATATTTTTTGCTTCTTGAATTCTCCCATAACGTGCTGCTATGGTTGCAGCCCTTGCTTCTCCGATTGCTTCAAGCCATGATATAAATTTATTCCAGTATTGTTTCATAGAATGCCTTTATATTTGAGTTGATTTTCTCTATAAGCAAAGTCTGCTCTGTCTACAGATTTGGCTAAGTATACTTCAATATAGTTTTTAGATGTTCTCATAAAGTAATCAGTAATGATCTTAAAGATTGCGATCATCTTCTTCAACCAATAACTGTTTCTTTGATGAGGACGCAGCTTCGCCGTTTTTAACTTCAATCTTCCGAGGCTTCTTATGATCTGGAATGATACGCTCTAGAGCAATCTTAAGCATACCGTTTATCATTTCAGCATTGTCAATGACAATCTGATCGTCAAGAGCAAATGTTCTAGTAAATGCACGATTCGCAATCCCTTTAAACAAGAAATTTTCTGAATCGTCATGTGTTCTACCTGAAACGATAAGTTTGTTATCTTCAAATGTGATTTCAACATCTGAACTAGAAAAACCGGCAACCGCAAGTTCAATAACGTATTTGTTATCTTCTACTTTGCGAATGTTATATGGAGGATAGTTTGGAATGTTTTTTGTTACGTCATCATGTAGTTTTGACAACTTATTGTAAGTGTCATCAAAGCCGACAAAGAATTTGTCAAAGTCCTTAAATGCGACTGGAAATAGATTATGATAAGTCATAGCGTTCTCCTTTATGAATAAGCGAGTAAAATTGAAATACTACCCCGAAGGCGTAGCGATTTGGCAGATTTGACTAGGATGCCAGCCTAGTTCCCATCCCTTGGGATAAATTTATTTATACAACTTTTGCTTTTCTGCGTGAGACAAAGTAAGTTGTATTCCCTTCTTTATTCGTATCTTTGCGAACGGTGAAACCTTCTTGTCGCAATTCACTCATGCGAGCCCTTAGATTTTTCACACCAAACATTGCATTGGCCTGTGCTGCTGAGATACCACGACCAGTACCACGCAAGTAAGAAATCAAGAGTTCTTTTTGAGTCTTGTTGGATTTTACAAATGCCATACTAATTTCCTCATCAAAGTTAATAACAAAACTAAGAAGAATTACTTCTTAGCTGCTGGTTCAACGACTTTTACATCCGTTGATTTTTTAGCTTCAGCTTCAGCTTTACGCTCTTCCGGGCGCTTCACTTTTGGCTTTGCTTTCTCCTCTGCTTTAGCATCCGTTTTTGGTGCTTCAGCTTTTGCTGCTGGTGCGGGAGCTGGTGCTGCTGCAGGTGCTTTAGGAGCATCTGCTGCGAAAACTGCGAAAGGAACTACGAACAATAATGCTGCTAGTGTTTTTTTCATTATAAACTCCTATAATTTAAAATTTGAGATTATTAGTATCTCATACTATATAACGCATGTCAAGACATTTTGTTGACATGATTTATATATTTTTCAATAAAGATCGTAGCATCCATGCATGTTTGTTAAAAGCATCTTGCCGTTCGGCCATAAAATTACTATAACCGTGTTGCATTGCTTCTTCAGCAAGATTATATGCTCTTATGATGCTATTCAATACAATATTGACATCGGAAAGTAATCGTTCAAACATCACTCTCGGTTCAATGATTGAATTTTCACCAGAAATTTCTGATAGTTGAATAAATCTTTCAAAACTTCCCGGCGCATAAGCTCCAGCAGCTCTAATTTCTTCAGCGGACTTATCAACCACACCATAAACTTCGTTATAAAAATTAGCAAAAAAGTCATGATATTGAGGAAAATCCCGTCCTTCTACATTCCAATGATAGTATTGTGCTTTCAGAGCAATCGCATAGTGATTTGCTAAAACAACTTTCATCGCTTGTACAAGTTCTTCCATTTTATCCCTCTATTCTTTTTTTACCTATGTTGTACTTTGTTGTAAGTTGCCATTCATCCCGTTCTTTATATGATATGATTTTAATTTGAGACAATGGAGCTACAATTTCCTTTGCTTTACTTGGAACAACAATTGATATCAATCCCCATTCTTCTAGTAGATTTGCAATGGTATTTCTTCTTGCTAAATCGTTGTCTGTAAAGTCTGTAGGTTTGCCATCTAAAGCAAATAATTCTTTGAAGTGTACTATATAATACTTACCTTTCTTATGTAAAATGTGACAAGATTGATATAAAGTTTTATCTTTTCTAGATGCTACACCAATCCTAGTTAGAGTTTCACGAACTTTTAAAAAATCATCTTCTTTCTTTAGACTCACCTCCAATAATTCATCAATGCTCACTGCCATTTTGTTTCTCCTTACTGTTCAAACCACCTTTTTCTAATTTTAGTTTCATCTGGTGAATTTGATTCTTAGTGAAGAGATTTGAAACGTCTTTAGCTTTTCTATAACTGTAGCCAAAGTATTCTGAAATCACTTCAACAGCATCAAGTTTTTCACTCTTTAACCATTTGCTGAAACGCTTTTTTGGTCTGATGCTATTTAGTAAATATAGAAATTGAGCATTATTATCTAACATAGAGTTTTGATTCATCTCATTTGCGTAGAGAATTGTATCAGGAAAGAATGATAAACCACGATTGACAATGAATGGTGTATATGCTTTCTCAGAAACTTCATCTACAATCAAATTCTCTTTTGTCTGATTAATCGCTTTTAAAAAGTCAAAGGGTGTCATGTTGTCAATAATTTGAAGTTGTGTATTTCATCATTTCAGCAATGATGGAATCTTCTATTTTATGTATCGGAATAACTGCGTCTTGTTCAATTGGCACTAATACCATTTCATCAATCCATCCATTTGATCTCGTTACTTTTCTTATGCGACATTTGAATGTATTTTCTATGCGAAACAACCAACCACTCCAGCGATACTTATACTTCGGTGCAGGAATTGTAACGTAATAAAACTCATCAACCTCTCTACATTTCGGCAGTTGACTTCTTTTGAATGCGATAGATCCTTCTGTAATAAAAGGTGTGCCAACTTTCACTTCAACAGTTTTGCCATCTGCTGTCATGTCTTTTTCGGAATCAAAATTGTTCAACGAATGTTGGACTTTGCGAGTCTCAGAAAGATAGTTACCAACATACTTCTCACCCATCTTTCCGAGAATCTCAATTTTTTGCTCCCTTGTTAATTGCGTTCTCATGATTTAAACTCACAATCTGCCATAACTTGTGTAAGAAATGCTACTAGATTGATTTCTTGATCAACCACGAATGCTGCTTTATATTGATACTCAGCAA